AGTTCGCCGGAAAAGTTTACAAGAGAGCGACACGGAGGTTGACGTGACCGACGCCGCCTCCAACCGTGACGCGCTGGCGTCGATGCAGACCAAGCTCAAGGCGATGGGCGGCGTCTCGGGTACGTCCATTGGCGAGCCGAAGTCGGGGGTTCAGTCGGGGTTCGTGGCGGTGATCCCGCAGTCGGGCCGCGTCGACGAAACGACCCTCACCAGCCCGCGCGAGGTCCATGTCGTGATGCTGCGCCGCTACGAAAACATGATGCAGTCCCCGCAGGAGCAGATCGAGTTCCGGTTCGACAAGTGGCGCGCGCAGATTATCGCGGACATCTTCGGGGACTTCGAGCTCGGGGGGGAGATCGCGTTCCCCCTGCCGACCGAGACGGAATGGACATACGGCTATCAGCAGGTGGAACGCGATATGTACCGCCTTCTGGATTTGAACATCAGCTATCGGATCGACGATCGGGCAACTTTCGCGCCATAGGAGCAGCACATGAGATTACGCGCAGTAGGAACGGTGAGCATCAAGGACAGGGACGGCACCTGGCTTCGGTGGAGTGACGGGGAAGTCTTCGACCCGCCGAGCCACATGAACGTCAAGCGGGCGCTTGAGCGGGGGGTCGTGGTCGAGGCGGGGACGCGCAGGAAGAAGGAAGAAGAGGTGAACGATGTCGGCAACGACTGACCTGACCGAGGGCCGAACGCAAGTGCGTGAGTGGCTTATTGGGCTGGTGAATGAGGCACTGTGCGCGAATGGGGGGCTGGAGATTCAAGCGCCCTCGGAGACGACGGTAATTTCCTGCGATGAGGCGGGGTGCGGGGGTTGCGACTGGTACCACCGCAAGTTTACCGGCAAGCATGAACTGCACCTCACATGGAAGGAGGGGGACTAATGGCCAAATCTTCGGGATTGGGAGATCAGTTATACGTCAACGGCTACAACCTGTCCAACGACATCAAGGCCGTGACGCGCCTCGGGTTCCCCTCGGCCCACCTCGAACGGACCGGCATCGACAAGAGCGCGCACGAGCGGGCCTTCGGGTTGGTGGACGGGGAGATCGCCGCCGACGCCTACTGGAACTCCGATGCCGGCCAGTCTCACCCGGTCTTGCGGGCCAGCCTCACGGACGCGCGGGTGACGTACTTCCGGGGAACGGCTCAGGGAAACGTCGGGGTGTCGCTGGTCGCGCACAAGGTGGCGATCGGGCAGAACCGTTCGGCGGACGGCGACATCATCATGCCGGTGCAGTTCATGGGGAGCGGCTACGGACTTGAGTACGGGCTGCAAATGACGGCTGGCGTGATCCAGTCCACCGGCGCCGAGACGCTGACCGGCGTGGACTTCGGGGACGACGTGGCGGCGGCGGAGACGGACTTCGGGCTCGCGGCCTATCTTCACGTGTTCGACTTCGACGGCGACGACGTAACGATCACTATCCAGGAGTCGGACGACAACGGCGGCTCCGACGCATTCGGCAACATCACGGGCGGGGCGTTTACGCAGATCACAACGGCGCCGGTGACGGAGCGGATCGAGACGGCGCTAGACCAGACGATCGAGCAATACCTCACGCTCGACCTGACAACATCAGCTGGATACACCAGCGTGGACTTCGCGGTGATGATAATCCGCTACTACTCCGCGAACCGGAACGAAGGGGCGACGGCGTGAGGACTCACTTCTATCGCTCGGGCCAACAGCTTTCCGGTCAGGGTCCGGGGCAGGCTGAGGGGATGCAGGCGATCACCGCGGCGAAGCGTCAGGGCGTCAAGCCTTGCCCGAAGGACGGCTGCGAGCGCTGGGAGAAGGGCTACAGCATTAGCCTCGACCTGGGCGACGAGGGGGACGCGAGCCTGTACCGCTACATCCGGGAGGGCAAGGCGGGCCAGTACCAGGAAGCCCCGCTGGTGGACGGCGCGGTACGCATCCAGTTCCCCCCCGGCCAATGCACCGGCCACAAGTTGCAGTGGGAGGACGACGAAGCGCTCTACTTCGCCGGGACGACTGCGGCGGGACACAAGCGCCGGACAACACACGAAGAGTACCAGGAGCGCTATCAGGTCGGCGGTGACGCGCTCATAGCGGCGAGGACACGACTAAGGGAAATGGAGGAATAGTTCAATGAGCAAAATCTCAGGGCTGGGCATCACCACGTTCAGCATCGACGACGCGGGCGGCACGCAGCGAGCGGTCAAGAACGATGTCACGACCGTCACGCTGAACACCCCATCCGGCCAGCAGGACACCACGGGGCTGGACGTTAGCGCCCACGAGCGGCTGCTGCTGCTGGCGGACGGATCGTTCAACTACAGCTACGTCTGGAACAGCGCGGCGACCACAGGCATCGTGACCGTCCTCAAGGCGTACCGCACCCTCAACGGTACGGACGTCGGCCGGACGCACACGTTCACCCATGACAGCCTGACGCTCGCTATGGAGTGCCTGCTGTCGGACTTCCCGTTCAACCGGGCGGCTGACGGTTCCCTCACGGGCTCGACCACGGCCAACCTGTCGAGCGGTATCGTCCCGGCCTGGGCGTAACCAACCAGACCTATGGCGGGCGGGGCCGACCACTAGCGGCCAGCCTTCACCGGCACCGCCCGCCGCCTAGTGGATAGGAGAAGGGAACGATGAGCAAAAGGAACGGGACGGGCTATCAAATTCCGGAGACCATCGCGTCTCTCCAGTTCGAGGGGAAGCACGATGGGCTGGTCATCCGGGCGTCTCTTGATGCGCCGTTCGGAACGGCGCTCCGGTTCGAGGAGCTGAACAAGGACACCGACCGGAGCGCTGAGGATGTCCGCGCCCTGATGCAGGAGTTCGCAAAGTTCCTGATCGAGTGGAACATCCGCGACCGGAACAACGACCCCGTCCCCGCCGACTTCGACGGGCTGATGTCCCTCCCGGTCAACTTCGTGGTGGACCTGATGGCCGCATGGAGCCGCGCGATGGCCGACACGCGCCCTTTAGCGGAGACGGCCTCAGAGTAGTGGACGCACTCGCCCAGCGTTGGCACATCGCACCGTCCGCCGTCCTGGAGGAACCGGCGTGGCTGGTGCGCGGCATCGCCATGCTCGGCGACGCCGATGCGCCCGACCTCACCGAAGACGACCTGATGCGGGGGATGCTGGCCGCACGGAGCGAGCCGCTGGATGGCTAGCAACGATTTAGTTATCCGCGTCCGCGCTGACGATCAGGCGTCGGGAGTGTTCGGGTCTATCGAGGGCAAGGCGAAGGGGCTGGGCGGCGCGCTGGGCAACGTCGTCAGGACGGGCGCCATTGCGGGCGCGGGCGCGATCGCGGGGCTGGGCATCGCGTCGCTGAAGATGGCGGCGGACTTCGAGACCGCGTTCGCGGAGGTCAAGACGCTGCTGCCCAACCTGTCGGAGGAGGCGTTCGGCAAGCTGAAGGACGACATCATCGGCGTCTCTAAGGAGTTCGGCATCGCCACGGACAAGAGCATCCCCGCGCTCTACCAGGCGATCTCGGCTGGGGTTCCCCCCGATAACGTCGTGTCCTTCATGGAGACGGCGGCGAAGGCGTCTATCGGCGGCGTGACGGACCTCGAGACGGCGGTGGACGGCATTACGTCCGTGGTCAACGCCTACGGTTCGGAAGTGATCTCCGCGCAAGAGGCGAGTGACCAGATGTTCACGGCTGTGCGCCTGGGAAAGACCGACTTCACGCAACTCTCGGCGAGCCTCTTCAACGTCATCCCGACCGCCAGCGCCGCCGGCGTGAGCTTCGGCGACGTGGCCTCTCAGCTCGCCGTCATCACCGCGTCGGGCACGCCCACCTCTGTCGCCACGACGCAGATCAGGGCGGCGCTGGTCGAGGCGCAGAAGGGCGGCACGAAGCTGGACGCGGCGCTGCGGGATCTGAACGGCGTCGGGTTCGCGGAGCTTATCAAGAGCGGAAAGACGATGCCGCAAATCTTCGAGACGCTGAGGCAGTCGATGCCGGATGAGGACTTCAAGAACCTGTTCGGGTCGGTCGAGGCGATGAACGCGGTACTCGGCGTGACGGGGCCGAACTTCGACAACGTATCCTCCGCGATGGACGAGATGGCGAACAGCGCCGGAGCCACGGACGCGGCGGCGAAGGTGATCCAGGAGACGTTCAATTTCAAACTGAACAAGGCGGTCAACGAGGCGAAGATATTCCTCATGGAGTTGGGGCTGCAGGCGCTCCCCCACGTAACGGCGGCGCTGGAGTACCTGATGCCAATCCTGGGCCAAGTAACCGCCGCCATCGAGTCCTTCATCTACACCCTGACCACTGGATTTACGGAGGACGAGGGGACGAAGATCGAGCGCATCGCGCTCAACATCAGGCAAGCGATCCTCGACATCCAGCCGGTCATCGTCACGCTTGCTGAATCATTCGTCTCCGGCGCGGACCTGATTATGGACGCGCTGAAGCCCGTCGTGAACTTCATCCTCAACAACAAGCCGGTGCTGATCGCGGCGATCGCAGCAATCGGCGTGGCGATCCTCGTGGCGTTCGGCCCCACCGCCGTGGCGTTCGCGGCGGTGGTGGGGCTGACGATCGCGCTGGGCTACCTGCGGGACCACTGGGACGAGATCAAGGAGAAGGTGGAGAACTTCGTCAACTCGGTGGAGAACTTCGTCAACTCGGTGCCGGGGCTGAGCTACGCGCTCTCGATCGCAGGAGACGCCATACAGGACGTGATCGACTTCATCAAGTCGCTTATGGACGTGGTGCAGGACGTGGTCGCGCTGGTGGACGCGCTGGCGCATGGCGAATGGTCGGAGGCGTGGGAGGCGTTCAAGTCGCTCGCGGAGAACACGCTTGAACTGTTCCTCGACTACCTCCAACTCGGCTTCCTGGATGAGATCGTGCGGATGGTGGTGGACTTCCTGCCCGTGCTGAAGGACAAGGGCGTCGAGATGCTGAAGGCCATCGGCGACGGGATCGTGAAGTACTGGGACGACGCGCTGTACATGTACTTCATCGGGTTGCCGCTGCTGATCGCGGAGACCATCGGGGACGTGGTTACGACGCTGGCGCCGAAGGGGCTTGACCTGCTGAAGGGGCTTGGAAACGGCGTCGTGGAGCATTGGGACACGGTGCTGTACGCCTACTTCGTCGGTCTGCCGTCGCTGATTGCCACGACGATCGGGAGCCTGGCCGGAACGCTGTTGACGCACGGACGCGACCTCTTCCTGGGGCTACTCTCGGGGGCCGAAGGCTACTTCACGACGCATGTCCTGCCGTGGCTGTTGGGCCGCCCTGCCGCGATTGTGGGCGCCATCCCGAACCCGCTGGATATCCTGCACAACGCAGGAAGGCTGATTCTGGACGGCCTGCTGGCCGGGATGAAGGCGGCGTGGGAGGGTATCGCCAATTGGCTGGGCGGACTCGGCGACAAGATCGTTGGCTTGAAGGGTCCGCCAGAGCGAGATATCGCACTGCTCCGCAACAACGGCCGCTTGATAATGGAGGGTCTGAAAAACGGGATGATTGACGGGTGGCAGGGGGTTCTCAAGTTCCTCACCTCCCTCTCGTCCGAGGTGTCGGCCATCTTCACGCCGTTCGTGCAGATGATGATGCAAAAGGGTACGGCGGCGGGCGATGCGTTCAGCTACGCCTTCGGGAACGCCATTGGGAGTGCGGTGCCAATGGCGATCGAGGATGCGTTTGGAGCCCCCGCGACTAAAGGCAACGCAGCGGCCGATAAGCTGGCGGGCGTGGTTGGTGGATTTAAGGGGGACATCCCGCTCTTCACGGACGGGATCGGCGGCGGCGTGGATCCGTTGCCGTTTGATCCGGGCGCAACCTCCACGACGGGTCTCCTGAAGTCGTGGTACGAGACCATCCGCGGGCTCACGGGATACGGCGACTTCACGCGCAAGGGCGCGCCCGCGATCGCCGTCCTAAACGATATGTTTAGCCGCGCGGGCGAAATGACAATGGCCATCGCCCAGTACTGGAGCGAGCGGACGGGAACGCCTCTTCCCGCCGTGTCAATCCCGTTCGACGTTACCAAGCTGTACGACTACCTCCGCGAGCGCGGGCTGAAGTTCGACACAGGCGGCTGGCTTCCCCCTGGCGTATCGCTGGCGGTGAACAACACCGGCCGGCCGGAGCGGGTGCTGGGGCCGAATGAGGGCGGGGGCGTCCACATCCACCCCGGCGCGATCCAGATTACTGCCGTCGGGCCGCTGGACGAGGCCAGGTTCGCGCGCTACGTCACCGACATCGTGCGGAAGGAATGGAGCATGGCGGGCGCATGAGCACTGCATCCTCAGCCGCTGATTACGCCGTGTTGATCGACCTGGACGACGACGGCACGCCCGAAACGGATATCGTGTCCTGGGCGACAAAGGTGACGACTCAGCGGGGGAGATCGAAGGAGCTGTCGTCTGTCGAAGTCGGGCGCTGCACCATCGTGCTGAACAACGCGGACGGGCGGTTCAACCCGGTCTATCCCTCGGGCGCGTACTACGGCAACCTCAACCTCTACAACAAGATACAGGTCAAGGCCACGCTCTCCGCGACCCCCTACCCCATGTTCACCGGCTACATCGTCTCGTTTACGCCGGACGGGATCGGCCGCACGGTGACGGTGCAGTGCGTCGACGAGTTCTACTTCCTCCGCAACTTCCACCTCAACCTCGCGGTAGCGTCGGACAAGCTGACGGGCGACCGAATGGACGCCATCCTCGACCTGTTCGACGCGACCGTCTCCGCCGCGGCCGACCTGGACACCGGGCAGACGACGCTTCCGCGCCCCTACTGGCGGAACACGGACGCGCTCACGGGGCTGCAGGAGTGCGCCGACCATGACCTCGGCGGGATCATCTTCATGTCGGCGGGCGGGGTGTTTACCTTCCGTGACCGGAACGCGCGCGCGCTGGCCGACTCGGACGGCACGATCACCCGGATGCAGGGCATCGAGTACATGTACTCCGAAGATCAGTTGTACACGGACGTGATCTTGCAGGTGGGCGGGTACGAAGAGGGCGCGGCCGATTCGATGATCTGGACGTATCAGCCGCTGCCCGTGTTCCTGGCGAAGGACGCGACGCTGAAGATAGACCCGAACTACGTCTCGCCGGCCACGTCCGTTACGACTCCCGTTGAGGGTACGGACTACGTGGCGAACGTCCAGCAGGACGGGTCGGGGACTGACCTCAGTTCCGACATGTCCTCCACCTTCACGGACTACGGCCACGGGGCGCTGTGGAGCATCACGAACAACTCCCCGAACGGCGTCTGGTTCCAGGCGTTAAAGGTGCGGGGGACGCCGTTGCAGCTCCCCACTTCCTTACGGACCGTCTCGGCTCAGGCGACGTCCAGCATCGCGCCGTTCGACAAGACGTACGAGCAGACGTACCGGCTGCTGGGGCTGGACAACCTCACGGAGTTGCAGGGGTGGGCGGACTACATCGCGTCGCACTACTCCGAGCCGCACCCGCGATTGAGCCTCACCCTGTTCCCGCATTCGGACGATTCCAACGCGCAGCTAACCCAGATGCTTGCGCGAGAGCTCAACGACCGCGTGACGATCACGGACGATTCGTTTGCGTACTCGGCGCAGGTAGACGAGGACTTCTTCATCGAGGGGATCAGCCACACGCTCGACCCCGTATCGCACGCGCACGAAACGCGGTGGCTGCTGAGCACGTTCACGGCAGATTCCTTCTTCATCCTTGACGAATCAGTCTTAGACGGGGAGGACGTTCTTGCCTTCGTTGCTTGATACCCGCCGCAACAAACTGAAGCTCACGACTGAGGATCAGAACCGGAAGTATGTCAACAAGAAGCTCCTCAAGGCGGGGCACGGACTCATCACCGACTGGACGCCGAGTGGGAAGGTGGAGGCGCGGGTGTACGAGGGGGCGTGGATCGTGGACTGCCCGCGAAAGGACTGCCGGAACGCTGAGTTCGCCGACCCGGACTGGCCGGTGTTCGTCTGCCGCAACTGCCGGATGGGGCCGCTGGAAGTGACGTTCCCGAAGGACAGGGAGCGGATCGAGGAGGTGCTGAAGGAGCGGCCCGTACCGCAGCGGCGCAACTGGTTCACGAGCGAGACGCTGGCCGACCTCAGGGCCGAGAACGCGAAGCACTTGAAGGGAGCGGACTGATGGCTTGGACTGCGCCGAGGACGTATGTGGCGGGCGCGGTACTTGCGGCCGCCCACCTGAACGAAACACGGGACAACCTGAACGTGCTGAGCACGGCGCTGCTGCTGCCTGAGCATCAGGCATCCTACTGGTACAAATCCAACCTGGGTATCACGCCAACCAATGCCTTAGTCGGTGCGGACATACTTTGGGGGATGCCGATTACCGTCCCAAACAGTGGCACGTACGTCGGGATTAGTCTTGACGTGAGTTCAGCGGCGGGTAATGTACATTTCGGTATCTACGACGACGACGGCGGCGTGCCGGGTGCGCTGGTTGTCGACGCGGGCGAGGCCACTGTGGCAAGCCCTTCTATGTCGTCGGTCATCGACGAGGAGCTTGCTGGCCCCGCCCGATACTGGATCGCCGCGCTGTTTGACGACGCCCCTACTGTCTCCAAATTGTTTGAGGGAACGATACAGGACCGAATTGGTGTAACCAAAACGTCAGTAACTTATGGCGCTTTACCGGACCCATTCGGGGCTATCACGGGCTGGCAAACATCCGGGCCAAACCTGTTAATAAAGAGGGAATAGATGCCAACCCTTCCTCGCGCCAACAAGGTCTCCCCCACGGACAACAAGTTCGTCCCGGCGACGCATACCCCAGAGCATCAGCGGGGAGCGGCCGACCCGCACGCGCCGTACCGCAACCTCGGCAGTCTGGCGAGCGACCCGACCTACACCCCCGCCGACGGCACGTGGTGGGTCTGGTACAACACGACTTCGGGCGCGCTCAAAGCGAAGCTGGGCGACGGGACGGTGCACACGCTCGCGCCCGCAGCCGACCCCGTGACGATGGTGCCGTCGGGCAGCTACAGCGTCACGACTTCGGTCGCGACCATCACGGGAATGACATTCACCGCGACGGGCGCGGGCTATCACCTGATAAATGCCGCGATCACGGTCGGAACGCCCGGGGCAACGTCGGCGTTCCAGTTGTACTGCTATGTGAATGGCGTGCAGTCCGGAAACTTCGCCCGCGGTGAGACGACGGACGGAGACGACATCTTCATCGGTGGATCGTGGGCGCCGGAGTTGGCGGTGGGGGATGTGGTGACGATCCGCATTAGCCGCGCCGCCGGGTCGAATGGAACGATCGGCACGGACAGGTCACAGGCAACGGCGTGGCTGGTAGGTGTGAGCGGGGAAGGCGGCGGCGGCGCGGCGTCGGACCACGGGGCGCTGACGGGCCTGGACGACAACGATCACGGGGCCATCTACTACACGGAAACAGAAGTGGACGGCCTGATCACGACGCACGCGGCCGACGACGACGCGCACCACGCGGTGTTCACGACAACGGAGCACGCGGCGGTCGGTGACGGTTCGCCGCACCACGCGGCCGCTACGGCTTCCGGCGCTCACAGCGTGTCGGGGCAGGACGTGCAGGCCGTGGCGGCGTCGGAGACGCTGGCGGCGCACGTAGAGCTTGCGACGGACGCGGAGGTGCTGACCGGCACGGACACGGCGCGCGCGGTGACGCCGGCGGGGTTGAAGGCGTCGCACACCGACCAGGCCGACCCGCACACGGGTTACGTGCTGGAATCACTGTTCGATGCCAAGGGCGACATCATCGCGGCGTCGGCGGACAACACCCCGGCGAAGCTGACCGTAGGGACGAACGGCCAGCGGGTGAAGGCGGCGTCGGGCGAGACGGCGGGCCTTGTGTGGGCGGATGAGGACTATCCGATCACGGTAACGTTCCTCGGCGCGGGCGACGTGGGCGCGCGGGAGGTGCTGCCGGACGGGCTGACGGCGCGGTACGAGGTGAGGACGCCGGGCGAGATTGAGGTCTGCACGATGCTGGCCGATCAGTCGGGGTCGGTCGTGGTGGACATCTGGAAGGACACGTACGGCAACTACCCGCCGACGGTCGCGGATACCATCGTGGCGTCGGCGCCACCGACGATCACGACCGCGGTGAAGTCGCAGGACTCGACGCTGACCGGGTGGACGACGACGCTGGCGGAGGGTGACGTGCTGTACTTCGTGGTGGACGGCGCGGCGACCTCGACCACGGAGCTGACCTTGACGCTGAAGGTACGGAAGTCATGAGCTACTCCTTCGCCCTCGCGGCGCAGATGACCACCACGGACACGCCAGAGGGCGCGCAGGAGCGCGTGGTGCACACCCCGGCGGGCATCCTCGCGATAACGGCGATGCCTGGCGGCGGTATCCGCCTGGCGCAATCGAAAGATGGCGGCAAGACGTTCCCTTACGCCGAGATCGACGACACCATCGGGACGGTGGGGAAGATCGCCGTGTGGTGGTCGCTGGATACGCCCGGGGACACCAGCTACGTACTGTACGTCGCGGTGATCGAGACGGACGCAGACGACGTGTTGATTACCGATATCTTCGGCGACCTGTCTGACGCGGACGCGGTGGTCGGGCCGGACATCGCCTGGCGTTTCGCGTGGAACACGGTATTCAGCGGGGCGAGCCTGGCCACGACCAACGTCTGCCTGTCGATGACGATGGCGCGCGACGGCACCCTGTACGTAGCGTTTGACGGTGACGGCGGGACGGAGAAGGGGTTCTACGAGCAGACTTCCGGCAGCGGCGTGAGCGATTGGGGCTGGACATCGCGGAGCGACCCCACAGAAGGGGCGGACCTGTTCTTTCTCGCGCCGGGGTTCGCAGCCGACCAGAAAGACGTGCTGATGCTGTTCTGGGACCGCTCGGCGGACGAGATCAGCCGCAAGGTGTACGACAACAGCGGCGACTCGTGGGCGGAGACAAGCATATCGACCGGGATGGTGGACCAAACAACGCTGGTGGTGAGCAACCAGTGGGCGTTCTGCGTCCGCCATAGCGACTCGAAGCTTGTCCTCGTGGCCTGGAACTCATTCAACCTGACGACGAGCGATTTCCATGCGTGGGAGATTGACGAGAGCGCCATTACCGCGCTGACCGACCTGGTTAGCAACACCGGCGGCACGGGCGATGTATGTGGCGCGGCGATCACCATCGACCAATCGACCGACGAGCTTACGGTGTTCATGTTCGGCAAAGACGACGGCAGCCAAGCGTACGTCGTCGGTGGGACTGGAGGCGACGTGGGCGTCTACCAGATGACATCCACCGACGCCGGTGCGACGTGGAGCGCTCAGGTGGAGGTTCTGCCCACGCTCTCTCCGCTCGGCCTTCGCGGCATCTGGGCGAGCAAGAGCGTGCCGGACGGCGAGACGCCCCAGGTGGGCTTCAGTTCGATCGGATCGTCTGGCGTTGGCGGCAGCTTGTTCGTGACATACGAGGAAGCGGCCGGCGGCGGCGGCGGGGCGGTGGCGTATGCGGCGTGACGACCAGCTGCGAGAGGTGCTCCTGAGGTGGGTGCCCGGCAACAACCGGGCGCGCGCACTGGAGGAGTGGGATGCGGTGCCGCCAGACGAACGCCTCGTGGAGTTGCGTGCAGCGCTGGAGGAAGTCGTGCTGACGGTGAACAGGCTGGGGATGGCGCCCCGGAAGAGGGCCAGGTAGCGATGCAGCGTAGGGAGACGGCGCTCCAGTCGGCCTATACGAGCCTGTTGAGTGATGGCGTTATGTCCTTGCTCGCCGTCCTGGTGGTCGGGTCTGCTGCATACCGCTGGGGGCAGGGGTTCGACGTGCAGGACTCGCACGCGATCAGCGTGGGGGTGATCGTAGCGTACTTCTTCGCACGCAATCACCTGTCCGCGCTGAACGAGGCGCGGAGGGAGGGAACGGCACGGGAGGTCACGAGCGAAATCCAGGACGCGATGCGCCAACCAGAAAGAGGGGGCCATGACGAAGGAGCAAGACATGGGTAAGCCGGAGACGCCCCCGGTGCCCGAGGCGATCGCTCGGGGCGCAGAGGGCCACCTCGACATCTGGCAGGCGATCTGGGAGGGGCGCCTGGACATCTACATCCAGGTGGCCAGCCTCAAGACGGAGGTGCGGCTGCTGGCGGGGATGGTGACGCTGACGCTGGGGCTGATCCTGGGGAGGTGGGTGCTGTGAGCCTGTGGTGGCTGCTGTTCGCGTCGGCGACGGTGGAGTGGTGGCTGAGCGCGGTGGAGCGCGAAGAGACGGCTGAGCACGCGGAGCGCTGGTTGCGCGCGCGGCGGAAAGCGAGGGCGAAGCGATGAGCAACTACGAGTACATCGGGAACAAGAAGCCGGACATCATCCACCGGGTGGTGTCGGACGGCGCGCGGCGGTACTGGCAGGAAGGCTGCCGCGCGGTGGACGAGGAGCCGTTCGAGACGGAGGCGGCGGCGCTGGACGCGGTGGCAGAGGGCCGGTACCGGCGCTGTAAGCGGTGCTGGCCGGAGGTGGCGGCGTGATCCGGCAGATGAACGGTGCTCCAAACTCGTGGCTGTTCGAGGAGCGGCCCAACCGCCAGTTCCGCGGCGTCCAGGTGCACGCCTCACGTTCTGGCGTCAGCGACGGCGACGACGGGCCGCGGACGGAGAACTGGATGCGGAATCCGAAGAACCGGGGGCGCAATCCTGACGGGACGCCGGCGTCGTGGGGCGGTTCCTGCGACTCCATCATCTTCGAGGACGGCACGGAGGTGATCGTCAACCCCGACCCGGCGAACAAGGCACCGACCTACGGCGCGGGGTTTGGCGGCGCGGGTTCATGGAGCGCGGGTTGGCACTACTGGCAGGTGGAGGTGGCGCAGGGAGTCCCGTCCGACCCCTATACCCCGGCGCAGATCGTGGCGCTGCGGGAGCGGTGCAAACTGCTTGGCGTGCCGTTGATCCGCATCCCATTCCTTGTTCAGGTGGGAGAGCCGCCGGTGGGCATCTGCACCCACGAAGATTCCGCGAACGGCAAGCGACTCAGAAAGAGCGATCCGGGACAGATGTTCCCGTGGGACGCACTACTGACAGGAGAACAGGAGGACGATATGCCAGACCCAATCTTCGTCGCGCCCAATGGAGCCAGAGCACAGGTGGGCGTGATGGGCAAGCACCTGATCGGCGCGGGGGGCCACTACGACGGCCTGGTCGCGGCCGGCGCCAAGGTCGTCAACGTGGACCAGGCTGCCTTCGACAGCATCCCCGACGTGGACACGCTGGCGTCACGGCGGGTTCTCGAGAAGCTGCCGGGGTTGATCGCGGAGGTGATTGGCGCAGGTCAGGCGTCGAGCCTGTCGCTGACGGCGGCGGACATCGCGGCGATCGCGGAGGCGGTGGCGGACGAACAGTACAAGCGGCAGGAGAACTAGCCCCGGCCACGCCGGGAGAAGGGGAAGGGACCATGTACAACTACAGATTCCTGCAAGAGGTCTTGTGGGCGGGCGCGGTGGCGGTGGCGATCACGCTGCTGACGGTGCTCGTCACGTTCGACCCGGAGCAGGTCACGGACTGGCAGACGTGGGCGGTGGGACTGGGCGGCGGCGCGGTGCGAGCGTTCGCGGCGGCGGTCCTGGCCCAACTGAGGCCGTCATGAACTGGGCGCACTTCGTTCTCGGCGCGGTGGCCATCGTGATCGTGCTGGCGCTGATGGGTAGGCTCGCGCTGTAGTACACGCGATTTACCTGATTCGCGCGCACTCCGCAATGATGATCGCGGCGGCTGCCTCTTTGTCGTCGGGGTCGCCAGCCTGATCGAGTAGCGGCGTCGCTCGCGAGGGCACGTCCGAAGCCGTCACGCTCCTTTCGTCAGGCGGGTCTAGCGTGTCAACCACTTCGGACGGACTGAGCCCCTGGATGCCATTGCAGAAGGACTGAGCATCGCTTTCGAGGAAGAGTTCGCGGATCGTGGTTCGGTAGTTGTCCGGCGTGATGTCGAAGCCTTCAAGATGTAGGAGCTCGTCGGCCGGATCGTCCCCGCCTCCACAGGCGACCAGTAGAGCGACGGCGCAGAGTAGGAATATTCGCATGGTGTCCTCCTTCTTTTTCAGTGCACGCTTGGCGCGTACTTAATCTGGCCTTGAATTGCTCGCTCGGCGCGGCCCCACTGGACGTACCGGAGCGTTGTCTGGATTCGCGCGTGGCCGAGAATCACCTGGAGATCGTCGACGCCGCCGCCGTTCTCCAAAAACCGCACGGCGAACGTGTCGCGGAAGCGGTGCGGGTGCGTCTTCGCAACCCCGGCCCGCGCGCCGAGACGGCGGAGGATCCAGTACACGGTCGTGCGCCCGCTCACGCCGAACACGGTAGCGTTGCCGCTCCACGTAGCGGCGTAGGCGGCGAGCTGGTCGCCCGTCCAGTCGTTGCACCCGACCCAGCGCTGCTTCGCGCCCTTGCCACGTATCCGCAGCCGGCCGCTCTGGACATCCTCCGGGCGGAGGTTGCACAGCTCGCTTACCCGGATGCCGGTGTTGAGCAAGAGCGCCACGATCAGGCGGTCGCGCACGCTCGCGGCGGCGGCGTACAGCGCCTGCACCTGGTCCGGCGTGAAGGGGACAACGACGGGCGGGCGGACCCGCGGCTCTGGGATACCGGCCATCGGGCTAGCGGCGAGGCGTTCGCGCTCCACGCACCAATTGAAGAAGGCGCGGAGGTTCTTGTGGTGGTGGGCAACGGACGCGGGTTCGAGGTCGGCCCACAGGCCGTCGAGCCAGTCCTCCATGTTGTTGCGGGTGATCGCCTCCAGGTGGGGAAAGGCGCGTGCGAGCCGCGAGAGGCTCTGCCGGTAGGCTTCAAGGGTGAAGGGAGAGGTGTTGCGTGATCGGAGGAAGCGCAGGTATTCCCGGCTAGTTATCCACAACAAATTTTCGATATTCGCTGCCCTGGGCACGATAACCCCCTTGACAGCCGGTGGCGGGGCCGGGCTAGAATCTTCACACGAGCTAGCA